ATAACCAGGCCAACAGTTTTTACTAGAACCTCCAAGTTTAGCTTTTGGAACCATTGGGTTTTCTCTATGCCATTTCTTAGTTGCTGCTATACCTTGTTTAATAGTTTTAGCTCCTGCTTTCTTGGTAAGATTAATTGTATCCCACTGTCCTTTATCTTTAGTAGGATGATTAACCATAATGTCACCAGGTTTACCTTTACCAATTTTATTAGTTTTTTTGTAAATCTTGTGTTTTTCTCCACCTGCAGTTACTCTTGCCATAACTATGCTTTTTTAACTCTGTTACCCATTCCTACTTTAGACTTCTCAGCTTTTTTAGCAGCAAGTTTAGAAGGAGTTAATTCATATTTAGTTTTAGGTGTATCCTTAGATACTTTCCTTGTTGGCCGGCAGTATTCATTTTTACCACCGGCTCCACAAGGTTTACCAGATTTTGTGTCTTGCCATTTTTCTGCTTGCCATCTTTTTAAGTCTGATCCTGCTTTTGTTTTTCTAACATTGCCAGAACCTTTCCTACATTTTGCAATAGCCTGTGAGGCCCTTGCTGAAGGAAACACAGCATACTGTGCTTTTACTTTACTATAACAAGCATCTTTCGGCATGATGATTATTTACTAGGTTCAGCATTCTTAGGTGCTTTGCTGATTCCACCTACGCGACCTTTTGCAACTGTTTGAACAGTAGCCGCTGGGTTAAGACCAACAAATGTTCCTTTACTACCAGGAACTGTTTGAACCTGTACGCTTGGATTTGGGTTGTTTATTTTCCCAGTTGTGTATTGTGGCATTTTATTTAGATTTAGGAGTTGCTGTTTTAGGGGCTTTACTGATACCGCCAACTTTACCTGTAGCTTTTTTAGCTGCAGATTTAGGTTCAGCAGATTTAGCTGGTCTACCTTTAGAAACTTTAGAAGCAGAAACAGACTTATTAGGATTTACCATCCCGCCAGTTTTCATTTCAGGGTTTTTACCTTTAGCCTCTTTAATTAGTGCTCTAGTAGCCTTAACACCTATAGCTTTATTTTGAAGTTTTTCAATTGGGCCGGAAGCAGCTGCGTTCATTTTAGCAACTCTTCCTTTTACATCACTTCTAATTTGTTTTTTTACTGATCTAGGTACTTTCATTTTATTTTAGTTTTAAGAATTCCAATACTTTTCACAAGCAGTATTGAGATCTTTAAGAATATCCTCATTTAAAGGATTCTTAAGATACTCTAGTACATCTGAAACATTTCTTCCTAACATTGAGTTAGTCTTAGTGTGGTAGATATAACCATCTGCCTTATTAACAATATACTTAAAAAATACGGAATCTCTTACAATTGATTTAATTTTTAGAGTTTCCATATCTAAGTTTACAGCTTCAATGAAAGACTTTGCAGCTCTTTCCTTGTTACTTTCACCGCCTAATCCGTTAATGTAATTATCCATATTCTCATAGATAACATCATTTGGAGTAGACTTCTTATACTGAGTACTATTGATATCTACAACTTTTGCAATGTAGAATAACTTAGTACTGTTTTTGTCAAATAATTTCTGAAGTTCAGAAAGTGCTTTGTTACGCATTTTCTTGTATTCAGTTCTTGCCATAACTGTTTCTTCTGTTTTATCTAAGTAAAACTTAGGTGCTACTGGTCTTGATCTGGCATCATCAAAACTTTTAGCTACTAAAGAAAACCCACCTGCTTCAATTCCAAATAATTTAATTCTGTCATAAGGATCTTTAGGATCTAAGAACAGAGGTTCATTACCGCAAGCAATACTAATTCTATTCCAGAAGTCAGCATTGTCTGGCTTAAGTAGTTTTACTTTATTCCAGAATTGTGGATCATCAATCTCAATTACATTTGCAGCTAATTCTTTTTCTAATTCAATTACTGCAGCTCTAATTTCTCTAACTTTAGCTTCTTTGTCTTCTCCGTTGAGAAGTCTTACATCTGGAGCAAACTCATTAAGTCCTGTAAGGTATCTTACTACTCCATTATTTTCTAAGCAGGCCAATTGCTCATGGTGTACAACACCATCAAAAAGTGACATACCATACTCTTCTAATCCCATATTAGAAGCATTTGCATCAAAGAACGGGCGTACTGCAATTGCTGTTTGTTTTACAGTGCCGCGTCCGGTTTCTACCATTGTGAAATTTTCCATGTTTTGTTGGTTTTATTATTTGTTGGTTAAATATAAAGAAAAAAAGGGAGGAGTTTCCCCCTCCCTTGTTTCTAGTTTTGATTAGAATGATCCACCAGTGATTGGGTTTCTCATAACAATTTTCAACACTTTAGTTGGGTCTTTAACCCAGATTGCTGGCATTGTTTGGCTCATCATTACACGGTAACCATTGAACTGACCAGAAGACTGGAAGCCTTGTGTACGGCCCATGTAGTCCATAGTACCATTTTGATACCACCATTTCAATTGATTATCCCAAGACAATTTCAATAAGAAGATGTTGTCATTAGTGTTATCAGTGATGTCAAAGATAATGAATGAGTAAGAAGATAATGGGAAACCATCAATGATTGGGTTCTCAATATCATTTGTATGAACGTTGTCAAATGCTGGGTTCAACACAAACTTAACGTTAGCCAAGAATGGGATAACATAAGAAGTGTAAGCAAATCCAAAGTTCAAGTCCATACCTTTACCAGTGATTGCACCGATATCAGCAGCCTGGATAAGAAGACCAGAAGACACAGCTTCTTTTTTGATAGCCTCATTAACCATTCTCATACCACCCATACCAGTTTGTACAATCAAGCTGCGTTTTGGATCTGGACCTTGGAACTCAACTTTACCATTGAAGAAGTTGTAGATCTCAGAACGGAACAAGTCAAGTGTGAAGTTATTCTTGTTGTAGATTCTTTTGAAAGAGTTATCCAACTGTTTCCAAAGACCCACAGACAATCTAAGATCATCTGGACCATCCTGACGTACTCTACCACCTTGACCCCACATGAGGTAAGTTTCAATGTCAGTTGCAATTTTAGACAAGTGAGCAGCTTCCATAGTGGTCAAGAATGTTCTTGATAAGTCACCATTGTCAAATGCTTTTTTCACTTTGTCTTTACCCATTACTTTTACCATGTCTTCCAAAGAAGTGATAGATGGATCATCAGTAGCACCAAAGTTTCTCCAGATCTCAGTTACAGGAACTGTACCATCTGCATTCATACCACCTTTGATCATCAAGTCAGCACGGCTAGAAATAGAGTAGTGTACGTGAGCTTCTGCACCTCCTACAAAGTTGTAGAATTCACGGAAACCAGTTCTTGTAGTGATGTCAGAAAATCTTTCACCATACTCTCCACGAGCAGAACCTTTACGGAATACTTTAGTACCATTAGCCAAGTACTTGTTATCCAAGTATTTGAAGTTGTCATTGTTTACCAACTGTACAGTATAGATGAAACCATCACCAATAGGAAGGATATCTTCTGAAGTAATGTACATCTCAACACCGTTGTATTTGTCATAAGTGATGATATCACCATGTCCAAATTCACGTCTGCTAACTTTAATACGGAAGGTTGTACCTTCAATACCTTTGAAATCATTTGTTGGTTCAATGTCCTCTACAATGTAAGGAAGGTCAGTAGAAACCGGAGTTTGCCACTTGTACTCTCCACGAGCATTGTCTACCATGATTACATTTTTTCCACCAAATGAAGACATTTGATAAAGAGGCATTTCAACCTTTTGAGCCATAGCCCATAGATCCACTGGACCAAGATCCATTGGCTCAGCATCTTTCAGCATGTTCACCAAGTGGTAAGAATCCACATGGGAACTTGCGTTGTAAGCGGTATCCCTAAGGAATATACCATTGTTTAAAACTGGAGTTGCCATTTGTATTTATTTATTTAAATTGTTACTAATTAAAATCTCTTGAACAAATTATTTGGTCTAGAGAGGGTTCTTTGTTGTGATTTTGCTGCCGGTCTTCTAGCATCATCATCACCTGTATTTGTTGAAGAACTAGAAAGTTTTCTAGCCTCTTCTGTTTTTAATGTTCTTACTGTTTTCTCAACTGTAGCTTTTGCACCTTGATCTTTTACTTTTGCTTTATATCCATCTGGATCTGCAAGTAACCAAAGAGCTTCAGCAATTAAGTCATGTCTTGGTTCAACAAACTGATACTTCTCAAGTAAGTGACCAAGCAAGTTGGTTTGTTTTCCTGAGATAGAAGGATAGTTTGGTTGTACCAATCCTGAGTATAACATCCCTTGAACTTTTCTATCAAGTTTAACACCACCTAATTCACCTACACTAAGTGTGTTATATACATTATCTTGATATGCTTTAGCCTGCTCAGCTTGTTGTTGTTTTCTATATTCTTGCTCTGCAAGTTTTTGTGCAACAACTTCCTCATGCATTCTATCCAATTTTGGTTTAAATTGTTTAGCTTTTTGACCAAGCTTATCAATATCCTTCCAATCTTGAATTTCATCTTCAATCTCTTCTGGAGTTCCAAAACCTGTAGCATATAAGTATTGGCGTGCAATCTCTTCTTGATGATCTTCATATTCTGGATCTAATTCAAAAACTTCTTCTACTTGAGCAAGAGTTCTAAATAGACCTTTGAGATCTGTTCCGCCATCAGCTACATATTTAGCTGCCACTTGGAGTTCTTCTGGTAAAGCTTGAAAGAATTCTTTTGGTGTAGATTCTCTTACTTTATTTTCTCTTTCTTGGAAGTTAGCTTCAAATAATTCACGGAAGTCTTTAGTAGTATATTCCTCTAATGGTTTATCATCATCAAAAGGAATAAGCGTGCCTTCCTCAATCATTTTCATTGCTAACTCAGAAAGACCTGATTTATCAACCTTTGGTCTTCCTTTATTACCAGCATCTTCTTCTTGAGAAATTAGACCATCAAGTTCAGCAATTGCTTCTTCAACGTCTGCCTTCTTTTCAGCTGCTTCAGCTTTTTCTTCAGGAGTTCTAACAGTAGTGTCAAGGAACGAAGTGTCTACATTTTCTTTAGAAAACATAGACTTTGGTTTTTCTTCTTTAGATCCATCAGCAGGAAGCATTACACTTTCTGCACCAGGCATTCCAAAGAGCTCATCAATATTTACATCTACTTGACCTACCGTTGTAGTGTCTAGTACCTGATCTTCATCAGGATTTTTTACTGCATCTGTCATCTGTGTTGGTTTTGTTTATAATATAATATACACATTAAACTTGAGAAATTTATTATTAGCATTAATTTTTTTTGAGATTATATAGCTAACCTTATTTTTTCTCTCCTTTATTTTGTTTACCTGAGTCAAATCTGTTCTTATTTTCTTGGGCAATTTGAAGTTGTTTGTTTGCTATTTCCTTTTGTGCAGCAATTTTCTCACGCTCAATTTGGTTCTTTTGTGAATCCATATTTAAACGGTTAACTTCTTTTTCTCTTTGAAGATTAGTCTGATCTTGGAATTCTTGAGTAGATCTAATTTCTTTCATAGCATCTATATAATCTGATTGCTTGTTCTCATTAATGTCTACCATTGAACCCATTCCAGCGGCTCTAATCTCAGCAACAAGAATATCTCTTTGACGGTTTTTCTCATCTCTTATCTCTGCAGCATCAATCTCCATTTGTTTCTGCTCTTTTTGAGCGGCAAGTTGTTGTTCTTGCATTTGTTGTTGCTGTTGCATTTCTTGTTGTTTCTGCTGATCTTGTTTAGCTTCAGATTGTTTAAGCACACTGTTAAGTTGTGCAATAGAGTCAGACTGAACAATTTTACCAAGATCATAAATAGATGCTCCGGTTGTATTGTTTTGTAATGCCATTTGTTTTAACTGCTCAAGAATTGATCTATGATTTGCAGTTGTAGTAGCAAAAATATTAAGGTCACGTAGTAATAGATCTGTACCATTTATCTCAAAGTTTACTTTCTCATCTGCTCCTGTCATATAAGTCAATCTTGCAGATGGATTAGTAGAATGATAATACTGAGATAGGTCAGTACGCATTTGGTGTACTCTAGGCATTAGATAATCACAGTGCTGGATAAAGAACATCTCTGTCTGTGCATAAGATGCTGCAGCAGCTTGTTCTACCCCTGTAGCTGTCATCTGAGATAACTGTTGTCCCATTCTTTGTGGGTTCACACCAATTACTTCATATGCTTGTTGTTTAAAGTGATTAGCTAATTGAATCCTTGACATTAATCTTTCTGTCTGAGATAGATCAAGTTTTTGGAAGTGATTAAAGTTTAATGCATTTTCTGTGTTTGTAATAGAAGTATCCAATGGTAACATTTGGAAGTTCTTCATTGCTACATATGCTTTAGATAAATTTCCTTTACCCCAATCTTCTCCTAATGAGTGTCTAGGTAAAGAGTTTTGATCTAACATGATTACAGTACCAAGTTCATCTACCAGGATATCTGCAATCTGATTATTTACAATATTGTATCCAATCTGGTATGGTTTCATTAAGTCAAGCAATGCTGTTGACTTAGTATTTCTATCAGAGAATACTGCCCCTTCTACAGGAAGCTTGCATCCATATAGTGATGAGTCTCCTTTAAATTGGAATTTAAGTGGTCCAATATGATTTCTTTCCACACCAATATAAATAGGAGAGAATCCACCAGGATTATTCATACCCCAGAATGAAGGAATGTTTGGTCCAATTTTTACACCACCCCAAACTTCATTAATCCAGATCCAGTCAATATGCTCACCATATACTAAATTATCTTTTGATTTATTTTTAAATAATCTAGTATCATAGATAGGCTTGTCTGTAATCTTATAGTCTTCTGTTACAATTTCTGTTTCAACTTCACCAATCTCATTAATCTTAGTAAGATGTCCTACCTTACGTTGAGACTTCCAGTATGCAGTAGTACAGCGTAACAAATAAGCTGTTCCTTGATCAAAGTAATCTTCACCCTCTGCTAGGATTTGGTTAATAATATCTCCACCATCATATACAGATCCCGCGCGCATGGTAGTGTACTGCCTGTATGCTAATGATGGCATACTTACGTTCCAGTCATGAGTCTTAGTTGCATCATAGTATGTACCATCATTTTGGTAACCACCAATTGCATAACCTGCAGATCTAATTGGATATACTGCTTCAAGAGCTTCTAACTGTTCTTCTGTCATGATGTAACCAAACTTATCAATAACATCAGATACTGTAAGCATGTCTATTTTACCTACCCAGTTACCTTGAGAAATATATCTTGCATCCGGAGACTTGTGATAGAATGTTAATGGTGGATTCCAAAGTTCTACTTCATAATCATCCTCCATCATGCGGAAATGCCAAAACTCTCTGTCAGTAATTAGCATATCTCTAAAACCTCTTTCCTCAAGTTCATCCATACGGAATCTTTCAACATCTACTTGGTGTTGATGTGAGGCCCATTGTTCTACCATTGATCTGTAATCTTTTTGGAAAAAAGCTTCAATCTCCGGTAATGTCTTTAAGGTTTCAGGTTGTAATTGTTTATTAGCTTCCTCAGATTGCATATCCAATCCTTGTTCAACTAATGCAGCCATAATTTTTGTTTGGGCATCTGCAAGTAAAGTATCTTCTACCATCTTGCGTTTTTGCTCCATCATCTCATTATATGAGAAATCATCTACAGCTCTGTATGTAAGCTTGGTTGATCTTTTAGCAAACTCAGCTACAAGAACATTAATAACATTCGGGATAATTGGATAAAACTTTAACTCTAATGCTGAAGCATCTTCTTTTGTAAGAACTTCAACAATATCTCTCATTTCATTATCTTCCTCAATGATGTAGTCTGTTCTATCAATAATACCTTTAGCAAGTTTATAGTTCTTCATTAACCTGCGGGCATTTCTACGGATTTGTTTTAGTCCTTGCCATTCAAGCCAGTCAAGATTCCAAGCTGCCCATTCATCATCTTTGTCTTTATTAGAAACAAATTGTAATGGCTGGGTAATACTACCCAATCTATGTTGCTTAGCTTTTGCTCCTCTTTTTAAATCTAATGCATTATATACTTGCATAACTTTTATTTAAAATGTTTAAAGGGTGAACGTTTAAACCCTTGATCATTTTTATAGAATGACTTACCCATATGCCTAAATGGACTATTATTTAATTTAAACAAATTTTCTGACTTTTGCAAGTTTTTGGCGGTATCATCCATAATAGTTCTTTTAGCATAACCACGGTTTGCTTGTTGGATTCTCATAAATGCAACTAATGCTGCAAATGATACAAGTCTATCCACGTTAACCCCATCTGAATATTCTCTCATCTCTTGTAGTAACATAATATCTGGGATCCTCTCTATTCCGTACTTTGTACGTACAATTGTCCCATCAGGTTTAGTTTCTACATCTAATTCTTCTTTAGTATATTCAATTGCATAACTAAGAAGGTGTTGTTTAAATAGTGTGCCGGTATTTTTCCATCCATATTCTTGGAATACATTAGCATTAGCACCCAGATCTTTTAAGAACATAATCTGACTCTTAGGTACTAGGTATCTTTGCTTCTTTCTTGATATCATGTACTGAATAAATAAAGAGATGTTATTCTCAATTACTGTCCAAGCATTGTACCATTCTATAATTAGTTCTAGTCTCTGGTGAGTTTTATTAATATCATCAAATCTACCACACCAAGCAGCTACAATCTTATCTGGTTCTATGTATGTTTCTGTTTCAATACCAGTTACTTTAGTTACTTGCACTGGTGCTTTCATTACATAAATAGAACATAAGGATTCTGATGTTGTAGTCTTACCCTCTGACACGGGGTCAATAGAAGCATAGTACTGTCCAAATGTTGGATCTGCAACTGGTCTTTCCCATACTACAAGTACTCCAGTTTTATCTTCTGTTTTCTTTGTAATTGGAAACTCCTTAATTGGATGCTTATTGCTTGTCTTAACAGCTACTTTACCATTCTCATCAGTAAATATATCTAAGAATTCATAAGCATATTCTTTATCCTCAATTCTTCTTTGCTGAGCAGTAAGTAAGTGTGGAGGGAATACAGATACTGTTCTATGTGCAAATGCTTCCTCAATATTTCTTGGGTGCTGTGATATCCTTAACTGATAGTCTTCTGGAGATAGCTCATCTTTCCATTTAGCAAACTGCTCATCTAATGCTTTTAATGCTTCTTCTACAAGTGAATTACCATAGTCATCAATGTATGGTGGCATTGACCATTGTTCAGGAATAAACAAACCTGACAAACCTTCTGTACCTTTTGCATCAATAAGATTAGTTTCTACAGCATAAATATCTTTAGATGTAGGATTAAGAATCATATCTCTCAATGGATTACACTGAGACAAGTCACCCACAGATCCTGCTGCAATGAACATACCTGTAGTAACCATACCTGAGCGCATGGCTGGACGCATGTACTCATATGTTTGATCCATCTTAGGAGCAATCCCTGCCTCTTCATGAAAGAAGTATTTTACCGGACCCCCTACACCATTTGTTGGATCTTTCTCAAATGACATACCCTGTATAGTTCCTTTGAGACCTACTTCTGTTTTTCTATCTCCTTTTCTTACTTCAATCTTTTGTTGCCACATCATTACCTTGTCCGGAGACATAGGTCTATACCATGCTGTATGCTCATTTAAGAAAGCTGCATATTCTTGTAAGAATTTCCAGGATCCTTTCTCATTGATATAATCTTTAAGACTTGCCCCCATTTTAAGAGTAACCCCTGCTTCAAACCATTGCTGATTTATAAACTTACCCATATGGAAATAAGAGGATGCAATCTGACGTTTCTTAAGAATAGCTGCATGTTTATAGTTTAATTCAGCTAGTAACTCATAAAGAGCCATGTGATACTGTGCATCCCTTATCTTAGCAAAATCAAACTTCTGTTGTTCCTTATCAAAGATTGGTAGGAAGTTTAACCACATGTAGTATTCTCTTGCAAGAAACCATGTGTCACCATTTTCTTTTATAATTACCCCTTTCCGGCATTTTTGTTTTTGATCATCCCAATAGGCAATAAAGTCTTTTGATTTGAATGGGGCTGTGCAATATACTCCATTATCTCTAAACCTTCTTGACTCAGATGTAAATATCTGATTAGTTGTATTGTTGAATCTGTACTTACCGGGTTCTTTGAAAACCCCAAATATGAAGTCGCTGAAGTCCTGTCTGGATTCAAAACTTGTTGTTGTCCATGTTCCATTGTCATAGGTTGGTATGTCTTGATAAATCTCACTCATAATTAACTATCATATGCTAATCCTTGTCCACCCCTTACTTTACTTGATTGTTCATCTTGAAGGTCTTTATATACTCCTTTAAATGATGCTCTAATCTGGTCAAAGTTTTTTGCTGCAGCTACTAGTGAGTTAATGTTTCCATCTCTACCTGCAGTAATCTGTGTAGTCTCCATGTATCTAGCTAATCTGTCTAACATAGATGCCATACCCTTATACGCTCTAGATGTAGGAGT